CTGGTCAAACGGTTGCTGAAATCTGAGCACCGGCTCCCTCGGGAGTTTGGCTACCAGTCGCCCACTCTGATCGATGTATGTTTCGTCAGTGGGCGGTACCCCAGACATGGGCGACACCACACCCTGTAGCGTTCGAGGAGTACTACAATGTGGTTGCATCTCGTGCAGGAGAATGGCTTCTCACTACGTACCTGGAGATAGACGATGGTACCTACAAGGCCTTGAAGTGGCATCAGCGCATGGGACTTACGACCCGGTTCTTAAACGTCGAGTGGAGATCTACGTGGGCTGGGTTAACGCCGATGCTACGTGTTTCCGTCCGATTCACGGAAAGGGAGATGGCGCTCCTGGACTCGGTGATTCAACGGGCGGCCCCGTCGAAGGAGAACAATGCTTACCTGTTGACTACCAATGTCGTGCTAGATCTATGGAAGACGGGAACTTTGGAATCCCTGGCTATGCGCACACTTGCAATGCCTCTATTAGCGCGGCACTACAGCATGAGTTCACAGGCTTTGTATGTGTACGGGGTGAGGGGATGCGGATGTGCGAGGATATTTGGCCGTGGTCGACGACGCGAGTTTTGGTCGACGTTGGTCCACCTTTCAATGGAGAAGTATCAGCACTTACGGATTCCCGGGGAAAGTCCCTCGTCGGCGCCGCCGGCTGGGGAATCGTCAGTGGATTCGACCCCACAAGTACCCGAGAATACCAGAACGTCCGGTTCTTTGGACCCGCGACTGAGTGCGACTGCTGTCTCGCCAGCTACGCAAAGCCTACTACGCATGGCGGAGACCGCGCCTACTTCCTCTGCGGCCCCTGTTGGACAGGATTTGGAAACCTCGCAAACACCGTTGACAATATATGGTGGGATCCAAGCCACTACGGGAAACGATGGTAAGGACATTGCTGTGAAGATAGCTCCATCCCTAGATGATAGAAAGGTTTGGGCGAAGAGCGCGTTGGCGATGGCGACGTGCCTTCACAGTCGTATCACCGAGAAGGAGACAAAGGTCAACATCCGCGGATCCATAAAGAAGGAGTTCAGGGCCTATATGGACGTGTTCTTAGAAAACGTGTTCCCAGAACACAAGATGCAAGAGGCAATGAAGCACGTCTTAGATGAGAAGCTGATGAAGCCACGGAAATGGAGTGACGAGCGGTATGAAGAAGCGATGAACACCGCGTTGTCTGAACTACCGAGGCTAAACCCGAAGGCTACAACGAAGATTGAACCCATGCCGGCCGGTAAGGCACCACGGCCGGTTATAGCGGTGGGAGATGTCGGCCAGATAGTTACTAAGGCCGTAACCGCTATATGGGAGAAGCTATACTGCGACTATTTTCATCCAGGCCACATCAAGCATGTTGATAAGAGAGGAG